AGCTGCCTGCGTCTTCTCATCCAAGCCAGCGAACCTGACGGGATCCGTGGCTATCATCTCGTAGACTTCGCCCTGTGCGTCACGCTGGACCACGTAGCGCGACAGCGGGTACATCTTCACCTTGCCGGTCTTCGGGTCATCAAACAGCAACGCATTGCCGGCGACAATCAGGTGACGTCCGGCTTGATACAGGCTCGAGCGTGTCTTGGTATGCTCGATGTCATCCATGACGATGCGCTCGTAGGACGCGAGGTCTTTCTCCACGTCACCCTTCTTCGCGCCGAGTTCCGCCAGCATTTGCTCACTCATCTTCATGCGGAAGAATGGAGAGTTCGGCGGGAACAGTGCCAGCTGAATCTTCGAGGCCAGGTTGTTGGTTCCCCGGGAGCCAATGGACTGCCACGGTGTCTCAAACTCCGTGGTCGAGTTATGACCTTCTTCGGGAACCAGTGACGGTATGGTTAGCCGGGATGCTGCGCGAGCACGTATCAGGTAGTGGTCACGGTCAGACACCAGCTTGTCATAACGTCTCTTGAGTTGCGATTCCATAGTTCTCCTTCTCGCGGTTTAGGCGAGCACGTAGGTTGTCAATGAGTTCACGCGCACCAGCGTACCTGTGTGCACTGACCTCAGTTTCATTCGGGCCGATGCAGCGTACTGGGAACTTCCGGTCAAGGTAGTCCAGCAACTGCTCGGCTCTCATGTCGATGATGTATTCCTTCTTCTTCTTGCTCATGTTTCGTGTGGCGGGTAAGGGTCAGTCTGGCGGAGTTTCCAGCTCCACGTATTCTCCACCTTGATTGGCTCCTGCTTTGAAACAGCTTCCTCAGCCATGAGTGCTGTGTATGCCACGGCATCCTCATAGTCGTCCTGTTTGAAAGCCCCACCCTGCATCCTCGCGAACTTGAGGAAGACCATGAACTGCCAGCCATCCTCGGTTGTAAGATTGTGACCAGTCATCGCATTGAACGAGACAACGCAGCGAGCCATACTGCGCTCACCATCGTTGTCCCGCTCTCTGCCACGCTGCGCCATCAGCTCCGATGCGTTCTTCAGGAACCTTGGCGCATCCATCACAGGCTCGCAACCAGTAAGACTATCCCATGAGTGAGAGCCAGTACGCCGAACGGTACTGCCACTGCAAGGATGTGTCCAACCAGATAGGCGGAAGCACGCCAGCCTTCAACGAACAGGTTGACGTAGCTGTGACCAAGGTCGCTGCGGGCACCCCGCATCTTCGGCAGGTCATACGGGTTTGGTTCGTCGGCCCACAGGTTGCGTGGGTTCAGGTTCCACAGGAAGCGAGGCCAGTGGAAGTCCACAAAGGGTCGGAAGTCCTCACGGACGCGGTCAGTTTCAAAACTCATATCATCATCTCCTTGATGCGGAATGTCTGTTGTTTGTCAAACTCACGTTGCCAGTACTTGGCCTGATGTCGTGCGATGTGTAGCTCCAGCTCCATTCGCTGCAGGTCGTTGCGTAGGATCCACGCAGCGACCCACTTGAACGGGTAGGTTAAGGTGTCCATGGTATTGTCTCCTGTTTGTTGAAGTCGTAGTCTTCAGTCCGACAGATACGAGCGACACGCGCCTGTACCAGTGCGTCCTCAACGCCAAGCCCCAAGTTCTCACCTTTGCGGGTGGCGTTCTCATAGGTGTCGACTACCAAGTCCCACCACAGAGACAGGTGTCCATCCTGCGGCTCACCCAGAGCATCCCGTGCCTTCTTCTCGCCAACCCATGGGCACCCACTGTAGCCGTCAGTGGTGTCACCCATCAGGGTCTGCATCATCCAGAACCAGTCAGCCTCGGACTCTGTAACCTTCCGGGGCTTCTTGTCATTGTCAGGATTGAACAGCCAGTTGGCGGACTTACCTTTGAAGATGCGGGTTGGGATGGTCTTCATGTCTTTGTCCTGCGACACGATGACCTTCTTCCCCTTCACGATGTCGGGGTTGGTCGCGAGGATTCCCATGACGTCATCACCCTCTAGCGTCGGCTTCTTGTAACACTCATAGTGTTCCTCGAGGTAGTCACTCAGCCTCTGCCGGTACTCAGGTGACTTGGTGTTCTTGCGGTTGTCCTTGTAGGTAGGCAGGATGCCCTTCCGCCAGTTCTTCTCCCGGACGGGTTCAGACAGGCAGATGATGATGCGGTCGGCTTCCAGCGTATCGGCCAGCTCTTCGATGTGGGCGTCAACCTGGTCGGCAACCATCTCGAACGGAGGGTTGACCGCGACACTGTCAGCACCTTCGTCCCACACGATGTCACGTTGATTGACAGCGGAGTAACGAAAGATGGGGATGTCAGCGTCGAGCAGAATGACGCGGTTCATCATAGTCCCTTGTACTCTGAGTCGAATGTCTTCTCCTTACAGCCCATCACAACGCCATCATAGCCAGAGTCAGCTACGGAGGCCTGCAGTTCCTTGTTGGTCTTGAAGCCTTCGATGAATACGTTCGATGCCATCTGGCACTGCTCTTCGTGCAGGAACTCGTCGACGACGTACGCATCGGATACAATCTCACCTTCAGAGGTGTAGGCTATCACCAATAACCATAGTGCTTTTATGAACATTTCACTTTCTCCTGATGTCTGCGAGTTTCTTGAACCCAAAGGATGATGCAACCGCAACGAGGAACGCGTACTGATACCAGTCGGGCGTCGTCTCTTGCAGTGCAGTGAAGCCGGCAGCAACGTAGTCAGCGCCACCGGGGATGAAGCACAGGATCATCGGGATGCTCAGCAGAATGACAAACCATTCGTCCTTCCAGCTCGAGTTCTCAATGCTCAGCTTGTTCCAGTCGGCATCCATCTGCTGCTGTGTCTCCGCAATGCGGACAGCTGCTTCGGTCTTTGCCTGTGTTACCTTCAGCTCGCCTTCGAGCCTTGCTTGCTTCAGTTTGCGTCGTCCATCAAGCCAGTCGCTGACAATGCCAAGGACCGGTCCGATGATTGGTACTATCGGGAATGCCATTACTCTTCTCCTACTTGTGAGTCAATTACAGGTGTGGAACCATCCGGTGTCGAGTAGCCAGCTGGGAGTGTAGTGCGTCCCAGACGTAGTGCGGCATGTTCCAGACGGTGACAGTTAGCACACAGAAGGGCACACTTATCTCCCTCTGCCCTGCTTGCTGACGTCCAGTTAGAGTTCACACCAAACTTCTTGTTGGCTCGGTCAACATGATGAAGGTCGAAGACATCAGAGAGATATGATTGATGACATACTTCGCAGGTGCTTCCTCTTTCGATGAGATAATTGTAGTAGTTCTCACGCTTTGCTTGATTATCTACCTGCTTGCACGCTACACAGTTCTTATTTGCTGTGTAGCGGATAGCGCCATGTCCCCGCTTACAGTCCCTTCCTTTGTAATACTTAAGCCCTAAGGCTCGCGCATCCTTGCGCGTCAGTCCGTAGTAGACTGTGTTTCCATTCAGTGGGTTTCCGCCCATGTACCTCCTGTCTTCCATTCCGCGTCAACAGGGACGCGAAGTTCAAAGGCCCGACCAGCGAGAGCAGCGGCTTCCTGTAACATGGTGCCTACTGCATCGGCGTACTCGGGGATGGTGTCTTCCTGCAGCTCATCGTGAACCCAAAGAATCTGAATGACCTTCCACAGGTCAGGGTCATCGATGTACCACATGTCAGCAGGTTGCAGTCCAGCGTTGATGAACAGGTCTTCCGCTATAACCATCCATAGCTTCGACAGCTCACCACCAAGGTGCTGCAGTAACGTGTTGAGTGCGGAGTGCTTTGACGGGACAGCAATCTTCCTGCCGTCCAAGGCACGCATCCAGCCACGCTTGTAGGCGTTGCCCACTGCTTTCACTAAAGGCTCGAGGCCCTTGATGCCGCGCTCCAGCTTGCGACGGGTTGCAGCACCCAGCCCGGAGATTGTCTTGTCAGTTACACGACCCAGCTCTTTCTTCTGAGCATCAGTCATGTCATCGAAGGTTGTCTTACCGAGGTTGGGATTCTGCGCGCCATACAAGAACGAGTACTCAGCTGTCTTGGTGTTGTCGCGTGAGTTGAACTCGATAGCTTCGCGAGCCCTCTCATGCACGTCACCCTCAACAGCTTCGCGTGCGTAGGCACCACCATCATAGCGAGCTAGATAATGGCCGAGAGCACGAAGCTCGATGCCACTCTGGTCGCAGCCAACGATTACTCTTCCCTCGCTGGCCTCGAACAATCCGCGGCACTCAGGGCCATACGCCACCTTGACCTTTGGGACTTGCCCGAGGTTTGGTCCTGTGTGGCTGGCACGAGTAGTGCGGGTTCCATTCTGCTTGACGGTGTGGTGAATGCGACCGTTGCGTACCTTCTTCAGCCACGCTTGGTCACCAGTGGCAACCTGCCCGATACGCTTCATGACCATCATCACTTCCAACAGCAAAGGGATGCACGGATATGTCAGCGTAGACAGGGTGTCTTCGTCACACTTCGGCTCACCGGTTGGCGTCATTGCCGTAGGCTTCCAGTTGTACTTCTCGATGAGCATGCGTGCGATGTGCTGCCCGGACCCGGGATTGAACATCACCTGCTTGACCCGGTCGTACACGGCCCCTTCAGTCAGGTCAGGGCGAACAGGGTCCTTGTAGTTCAGGGTCTTCTTCGGGACTGCACGTTTTCCATTGCGGACGTAGAAGGGATGGAAGTACTTGTCACGGAGTTCGTTGGTCAGTTCTTCCTGCCGCTTTACAAGTTTGACGTGGAGCTTCCGCGCTTTGTCTTCGTTGAACTGCACGCCCCACTTCTCCTGTCGCTGCAGGATAGGTGCAACACGATTCTCCATCCAGACTCCGAGCGCAGCTGAGTCATAGTCAAACTTCTTCTCGAGAAAGTCGAACAGCCTAATGTTGGTGCGGACGTCTTGCGCACAGTAATCCATCCTCTCCTGTGCATACTTCGGTGGAAGGTCGTTACCCCATGGATCCAGCCCGAGCGCCTTCATGCGTTTGCTGAAGTCATCCTTCTGGCAGTTCAGCCTGGCACCCCATGCTTCCAGTGAGTGCTTGCCGTACAGGTACGGAGTGATCCACTTGTCCTTACCAACCTTACGCACCTTTGCAAAGTCGGCATGCCTCAGCTCCTTGGACGGATACCACATCTCGCTCTCTACCTTGGAGTCGAACACGAGGTTGCGGTTTGGCCGGAACCAAGGGAACATAATCTGCAGGCAGGGTACGTCGAAGCCGTGGACGTTATGTCCACCAATGGCCCAGCCGTTGTCAATCTCGTACTGCAGGAACCTTACGCCCTTCTCAATAGTGCCTTGGTGCCCCAGTGCTTTGTTGTCTGAGAACCTGTACTCGTGATTGCTATCCCTGTCGATGACGACAAGGCAAGTGATGTCTGTCAGTGAACCGGGCAGGTCGTTGAAGTTAACAGCGTTCGTCTCAATGTCGAACACATAGCGTCGCTGGTGTGGCAGCATGTCTATCTCCTGTGTTAAATAGGTGTGGGTCGCGGAGGCATGGAGCCATCCCACCCACACTCCGTTGGATTACCCAACCGAGGTAAACTACTCGCAGCTTTTCTTCCCGGTTGCAGGGTCGATGTAGCAGGCTTCAGCTTCCGGCTCTTCCTCTTTCACTTCGTTGAGGATTCCGAATCGCTTGCCTTCTGGATTGAAAGTTGTGCAACCCTTGGCACCATCCTCCCACGCACGCAGGTAGATTTCCTTGAAGTCTTCCCACGGTATCTTCGGGTCGACGTTAATGGTCTTACTGCATGCACTGTCCACATACTTCTGTGCACAAGTGAGAACATTGAGGTGCTCGAAAGCCGTACACTCTGTTGCAGTCTTGCCTTTTACTCCATGCTCTCTGTATGCCCAATCGGTGACTCGCTCAACCACCGCACCATCGTAAGTCTGAATAGTGCGGTCGTAGAAGTGTGAAAACACAGGCTCAATACCGGACGATACGTTGTCAGCGGATAGTGAGATGGTGCCGGTTGGGGCAATGCTGAGTAAGTGGGAGTTACGTATGCCATGCTTCTTCATCCTTCGCCGGATGCGTTCCGGCAGAGTCTTGATGAATTTACCTTTGAGGTACTGTTCCGTATACGCGGGGAATGCTCCCTTCTCCCGAGCTAACGTTACACTTGCGTCATATACACCGTCACGTATCACTTCCAGCGTGGATGCGAGCCAGCTTAGGAACTCTTCGCTACCGTACTCGTAACCGAGACATTCGCCGGCATTCGCCACGCCTGTAACACCAAGACCCATGCGACGCTTCTCGCGACTTTCTTGCGCCTGTGCTTCCAGAGGAAAGAAAGTGCTGTCGTGAATGTTGTCCATCGCACGCACAACACTTGGTATGTCGTCAGCAATTTGCTTGAGGTCAAATTCAATACCATCGTCGGTCTCCTTCAGGTACTTGACTAGGTTGAACGAGCCAAGCAGGCACGCACCGTATGGGGGCAGTGGCTGTTCGCCACAGGGGTTGGTTGCTACGATGTTCTCGCAGTAGTAGAGGTTGTTGTACTCGTTGATGCGGTCGATGAAGAGTACGCCAGGCTCGGCCCACTCCCATGTGCTGCGCATTATCTCTTCCCAGAGTGCCCGGGCGTCAATGCGTTTATACACTCTTCCCTCGAACTGCAAGGCGAAGTCTGTGCCGTTTCGCACTGCCCGCATAAAGTCGTCGGTAACTCCGACTGAAATGTTGAAGGCCCGGAACCTATCTTCGTTCTGCTTGGCTCGGACGAACTCTTCGATGTCGGGGTGATCGACTCTGAGCACACCCATCTGTGCACCGCGCCTATGACCGGCACTTGAGATGGTGTGGCACACTGCATCAAATATCTGCATGAAGGACACAGGCCCACTCGAGCGGCTGTCGAGAGAAACAATGGTGTCACCACGAGGGCGCAGAGTAGAGAAGTCGTAACCGATACCACCACCAAGGCGCATGGTATTGGCAGCTTCTTTCGCCTTGTCCATGATGTCATCCATCGAATCCTCAATGGTTCCAGATACAAAGCAGTTGAATGCCGTCACTCGTCTGGTTGCGCCGATGGCTGCTTGTGTGCGTCCGCCCCCGAGAAACCTTTGCTCTAACAGGATGCGGTAAATCTCCCGGAAGTGAGATGGTGAGTCCGCAAGCGTATGTGCAAAGCGTGCACATGCCTCACTGAAACTCTCCCCCTCACTCCGGTACTTCATTGCGTGAATCTGACGTGAGGTCCGAAGTGTGGGACCGTACTGATTGTCTTCGGCGCTCAACCTAGTGCTCCCGTCCAGCTGACGCCAACAGCGAAACCCCAGTTGACGACCATGGCACCAACAATGAGGACACCGTCCTCGAGGTCACCGTCAGTGACGACGCCAGTGCAGGATGCTAGGCCTGCCACGTAGTAGAACATAGCCTCGCTGTAGTTGCCACAACTGAAGTGCAGGTAGCCGGGTATTAAGTGAAATTCTCTCATTAGTAATCCCTCGTTAGAGTGTTGGTATAGCTTCATCGTAGTGGACTCCTGATACATGGGTCGGGCATCCACCAGTACACGAAGTCGTTGGTGCGTATGTCTCGTGTACGGCAGTGTCTGAACCGGATCATCTTGGGTAATACGTGAGGGGACAAGTCGGTCCCCACATCGACAATCGCAGGCTCGACCGGCAGGAGTATCAGGCAGTACTGCCCACCCTTCCAGTAGTTGGGGTCAGGCAGTTTCTTTGCACAGGCCAGTACTACGTCCATGCTCAGGTCCTGTTGGTGTGCGAACTGATCCATTAAAATTCACCACCTGTTGGTGATTCGTCTTTGAACCCGTAGTCCTTGCCGGTCTTCGGCTTGGCTTCCGGGGCGGGACATGCAGACATAAGCCCGGTGTTATGGTCATAACGTAGACCCATGGTGAAACCAGTGGCCTGACCTGAGTACCGGTCCTTGAGTACACGGAACGTGGACACGTCTCGCTCCTCAGCCTGTTGGTCACGCTCCATGCCAAACATGAAGTGAGACCAGAAGCCGATGGCTCGGGATCCTTTGAAGTGCCGGATCATTACGCGCCCTCCTTCCTCGTGCGGTTTGCCTTCAGGCGTAGCAAGGTGAGAGACGAAGTGAAACTTGAAGCCCATCTCCTGTGCCATACCAGCGATGTCCGCCATGATTTCCTCGAGGGCCTTGCGCTCGTCCTCAGCACCAGCTGCCAAGGCAGTCAGGTGATCGAGGTAGATGTGCTTACACTCCATCGAGATAACCATGTAGCGAATGCGAGCCTTGATAATCTCCCAATCGCTGATACCAAAGTGGTTGTAAAAGTGAATGTTGTCATGCTCATCCAGCCGCTTCAGCGCAGCTTTATATTCACTTTCCGTCCAGTCTCCGTTAGGCAAGTGAAATTTCTTCCCCGCCAGCTTTCCGGCAATCCGGCGTAGCGTTTCCACTGGAGGCTGTTCGAGGTACAGAACGCCACATTTAACGTTGAGTTCCTCTGCGTCGTGTGTGATACACTGCGTGAAGAAGTCCGTCTTCCCAACCCCGGTCCCAGCGCCAATCGCATACACTTCGCCATCTCTTCGTCCGTAAGTAACATCAGTCAACTCCTTCCACGGCCACGGTATGCCCATCTCAATAGGCTTGAGTGCGTCCTCCATCAGGTCGGACACACTCAGTATCCCATCGGGCCGGTAGACCTTGGCGTTCCAGAAAGCCTCAACCACTTCGCCACCACGGCCAGCCACCAACATCTCGTTGGCATCTTTCAGTGGCAGCTGGGCTACCTTCACCTTACCCGGGGGAAGCAGGTGGCACACGGTCTCCGTTGCTTCCCTGCCTGCGTCGTCGTTGTCGAACATCAGCACGATGTTGTCGAACTTCATCAGCCAGTCCAGCTCATCTTTGATTGCCTTCGCGGCAGACTGTGCGCCATTAGGCAGGGACACTACCGGCCACTTGTCTTCGAACAGCTGCGACACGGAGAGTGCGTCAATCTCACCCTCGGTGATGCAGAGGTACTTACCACCATCCCGCCAGAGATGCTGGCCGTACAGACCCGGACGCTTGGTGTCACCCAGCATCAGAAAGTCTTTGTTCGCGAAGCGTACCTTTTGTGCTTGGACCTGTCCGTCGCGGATGTAGTTGGCTATCTGTACGGTCTTGCCCTTGTACTTGCCAACGCCATACCGCCACTTCTTCAGCGTCTTCTCGCGCAGCTTCCGGGCCGGGATGTCCCGTACCTCGAAGTCCTCGATTACGTGTCCTGCCATCTTGCTCTCCCGTTTGTGTGGTGTGGGCGCGT